CTCAGGAGGAAATAATGATCATCCACACTGCTACCATTGATCTTAATCCTATCAATGATGGGAGGGTCATGATTATGAATCGCGGTTGGTTTCAAAGCTGGTTAAATCCCAGCATTGTTCCATCTGCTTCTTCTGGTAATTATCTGTCCTGCTTGGAAGATAGGGACCAACTCTGTATTAAGAATCGATCTACATCCTCAAAATGCTTCTTTTGCAGGAAGGATCCGTGTGAAGGGGTAGGTGTTGAATGCCTATCTTGTTCTGATCGGTCTAGAATGCACTTCGCATATAGTGGAAGTAACGCCGATTTCCTTTACAGTCTTGCCTTCAGATCTCTCTTCGGGCTTGATACCCAGAATTTGCATTCAGGTTATTATGACATAAGTATCAGTCATCAATCTGACGCTATTCTTTTATCACAGATCCGTCTACGTGGTTATAGTAGACGTGTGGTGATCAGAATTAGCCAATTGAGCTAACTACTCTAAGGCGGTTGTAGGGATACAACCCTTATGAGATAATCGTATCCGAAAGGAGTAGATTATGAAGTACTCAATAGAGGGCATGTATGACTACAGTTCTGCGTTTATGGTCCCACCTCAGATCTCAAAACCTTTCTTGCGAAAAGTTGATTTCTGGGTTCAAAACTCTGGATTAGAGTGGACTGTTTCTATGCTCAAAATCATATACACTGATTATATCAGGTATAGAGCTAGAAAAGAGCCGGTTGGTAAATGGTACAAGAGGACATCTGGCGGTTTACCGTCAGTTGCCTCTGCGCTATTTAAGTACTCTAATAGAGGTAAGAAGCAGTGTTTTGCTGTGACCCAACTCTTACGAGTATACACCATCTTCGTTTCTAACTCTCCTACTGAGAAGCAGTTGAGTAAGTTTCTTGATGGTGTCAACGCAGATGTTATACCGGTACCGACCGATATAACGGCGGGTCTTGTTAAGGCTGCATCCATGTGTTGTGATAGGGTAAAGCTTGATATCTTACCCCGTCCCTACATCATGTATGTGCCTTCTCCATCAAAAAGAGTTCCTCATTTTGATGGCAAGACTTATCCTGAGGATGAATACTGGAATTCTCAGTATTTAACGTTGAAGTTGACTTATACTGGTCAAATCCTTCGTCATAGGTACCCTGAAATATTTAAGGGTGTTTTAGAACATCTTGAAGATACAACTCAGTTTGTAGGAAGAAAACCTCCTACTCCTGATACAGTTGGATCAATAGGTTTGATTCAGGAACCTGGATACAAGCTTCGTGCTGTAGCCAATCCTAATCGCATCTATCAGATGTGTCTAGAACCTTTAGGTGATTGTTTGTACAACACCATTCGTAGTTTTGATTGGGATTGCACTCATAATCAATCTAAAGCCCATCCTGTTATACAGGATAAACTCCGCTGTGGAACCACTGTCCATTGTATTGATTTATCAGGAGCTACGGATTATTTCCCGCTCTCCCTTCAAATCTCTACTTTGAAACGCTTTATTCATGATCCATATGGTTATATTAACCTTTTTGGTGAATTATCCAGAAGCTCATGGAATTTCCTTGGTAATAAATTATCATGGAAGAAGGGACAACCTTTGGGGTTATACCCATCATTTGCTTCCTTCGCGTTAACTCATGGTTTACTTCTCTTCTACCTGAATAATTTTAGTCATAACAATGACTTTTTTTATTCTGGGTGATGATGTTGTAATCCTGAGTGACAGGTTGTTTATCAAGTATTCTAATGCCTTGAAAGCATTAGGGTGTCCTACCTCCGATGCAAAATCAATTAATAGTTCATCATTAGCTGAGTTTGCTGGAAAACTGATCTTTCCAGATCAGATAATACCTCAACTCAAGTGGCGCCAGTTTTCTGACGACTCTTTTGTTGATGCGGTAAGACTTCTTGGTAAACGGGCTCTCCGCCTCCTTCGTCCTAGACAACGTAAAGTTGTTAGGGCCATATGGGATATTCCCGATTTCCTTGGTGGAATAGGGTTTAACCCTTTAGGTATACCATTAGAAGATAGGTATGAGAAATACCTTCAACTCTTTGGTGACGAAGTTGGTAGTTTCCAAATGAGCTA